CGGCGTCTCAAGTGCTTTATCAAATCTGAAGCATATTCAGATGTTAAAGACCCGCGGAATATCAGCACCTACAATGATGTTGATAAGCTCACTATGGCCCAATTTGCACTGGCGTTGTCAGACCACCTCAAGCAGTTTTCCTGGTACGGGCCAGGCAAAACACCTAGTGAAATTGCCTCGCGTGTCGCCGATATCGCGCAGACTGCCCAGTCGTTCGTGAACGTGTCTGACCTCCACCGTATGGATGGTACTGTGACTGAGACCCTTCGACTGGTTGACCGTATGGTCTTTATGAAGGCCTTTAAAGACCACGGCTCGGAACTGAATGAACTTTTAAACCGGAATTTCGGAAACATAGGAATATTGCCCCATGGAACGAGATTCGAGCAAGGACCTTCGCATGGCTCTGGATGCTCTGCTACAAGCACGTCGCAAACTCTGCGCACTGCGTTCTTGGCCTACTTGGCGTACAGACACACAGTTGTGGACGGAGGGCGACATCCAACTCCAGAAGAAGCTTTCGGGAAAATCGGAATACACTTTGGTGACGATGGCCTCGATGCTGACCTCCCCGTACGAGCTCACCTCTGGGCTGCGGGAAAAGTTGGACTTATTCTTGAAGCAGATGTGGTACATAGAGGGAACCCAGGGATCACATTCCTGGCTCGCTTGTATTCACCAGCAGTCTGGTTCGGCGATGTTAACAGTATGTGTGACGTCCGCCGACAGCTCTCCAAGTTCCACACATGTGTTCGCCTACCTCCTGGCGTACCACATGAGTGCAAGCTGGTGGAAAAAGCTTATGGATATGTCGCAACTGACGCCAACACACCGGTCATTGGCCAATTGTGTCGTCGCGCCGTGGAACTCTGTCCCGTAGGTCTCAGACGCACAGAACTTGGCCTCTGCCATTGGTGGGCTAAGTTTGACCAACATGCCCAATTCCCTAACGAAAATGCTGACGGCTGGATGGACGCTGAGTTTGATCGCGTCTTTCCAGAATTTGACCGTGGCATCTTCAACGATTGGCTGCATACCACCCAATCAATTGAAGACTTGTTGGGGCCCCCTCTCTGTACTGAGACCCGGCCGCCAGCTCCAGCAATCGTTGCGGTTGTTGTTGATGGTGATGTGCAGCCGGCACGCAGCACATCGAGCGGCGCCGATCATCCATCCGGCCGTGGCCAAGAGGAACCGGAAGAGAGAAATCAAGCGTCTCGCCAAAGAAATGGCGGAGAGGGACGAAAACGCGGTAAGCGCCGCCCTCGCAACCAGACGTCGCGCGCGTAGTGGAAGCGAT